GCACCTGGCTCGAAGGGCGACCCCGGAGACGACGGGGCTAACGGAGACAACGGCCAGCCAGGCAAGGATGGTGCCCCCGGAGCGCCTGGAAGCGATGGGCAGGCTGGGCCAGCTGGACTAGCGGGAGCACCCGGACATGACGGCAAGGATGGAGCCGACGGCAAGGACGGTCGCGGCCTCGCCTCTCTCGCCTGCCATGACGGACACCTCGTCGCCACCCTCACCGACGGCACCACCTCGACCGTCACTGGGGCCACCGTATGCGCTACCCCAGACCCCTCCCCTACCCCGACAGCCACACCGACAGCCACACCGACCCCCTGAGAGGACGCCATGACATTCATCCAGGCCGCCCACCGTGGCGGCACTTCCAACACGCCGATCACCCGGCTGGTCATCCACGCCACCTGCCCCGATGTCGGCTTCCCGTCGGCATCGCGGGCAGGACGAGCAGTATCCACAGCGGAATATTTCGCGTCCACGTCGAGGTCAGCCTCGGCGCACTACGTATGCGACATCTCTACCACGGTGCAGTGCCTGTCCGAGGCAACGATCGGCTATCACGCGCCACCAAACGCCCACTCCATCGGCATTGAAATCTGCGCCGCCGGAGGCTCGCGCGCTTCATTTGAGAAGGCTTCTCACGCATACACCCGCGAGCAATGGCTCAGCCCGCAGGTATGGCCCGCCGTGGAGCGCGCCGCGATTCTCGCCCGCGACATCTGCCACCGACACCACATCCCCATCCGCCGCCTCTCCGTCGCGCAGGTGCGGGCAGGTGAGCGCGGAATCTGCGGCCACAACGAGGTGAGCGAGGCGTTCCACCAATCCGACCACGACGACCCCGGCCCCTATTTCCCGTGGAATGAATTTATTGCCGCCGTCCAAGGAAAAACCACCACACCAGAGGGAGAACTCAGCATGTCAGACGTAAACACCCTGACCAAGCTCATCAAGGCCAGCAACGACCAGCTTCACTACGACATTGGCGTCGTCCAGACGCAAAACGGGAACATCAAGAAGAAGATCGACAATCTGTCGTGGGTGAAGAACCCCGTCACCGGCAAGAAGTGGTCCACTAAGGATGCCCTGTGGTCCGTCTGGTATTACGTGCTGGAATGCCGCAACCGCATCCAGGCTATCGAGAACCGTATTTACGACCTTGAGAAGAAGGTGAAGTGAATGGGCAAGCATTTCTGGCGCGGGTGTTTTGAGCGCGCCCTCAAGACTTTTATTCAAACGTTCATCGCCACGCTCGGTGTCGGCGTTGGTGTTGTATACACGGTAGATAGCGTTCGCGGTCTCCCGTGGCTGTCGGCTCTCATCACGGCAGCAGTAGCGGCTATTCTGTCGGTCGCCACGTCACTGGGATCGCCGGGCTTCGTGGCTGGCAATCACCCTGACGCCCCGGCCATCGCGAGTGAGGATGCAGGACTCATCGAACCTCCCGCCGAGCCCGCCCTGGACGTCCCCGCCGATGACCCCGGCATGATTGAGCCCACCGACGACACCGCCCCGACGGACAGCAAGTCCGGCTCTGTCTCTGTCGCACGCCATGCAGAGGTGTGATTATGCCCGAACCGAAGCTCCCCGCCGAGTATGCATACGGATATGTGATTGCTCGGGCCATTCGGGCTGTCGCGGACTCCACGGCAGCCGATGACCCCTACCCCGATGGCCCTCCCGTCTCCCTCAACCGGGCGGTGATTTTCCGTCCGCTGGAGACGGGGCGCATCATCAAGGGGGCACCCCTGAGCCGTCGGTGCGGTCGCAGCACGAGACAATCACTGCCGATCTGGACGCGGACGGATACCTATCGCTCAACGGCCAGCGGGGCCTGTGGCTCTGGACGGGGACGTGGCAGGTGTCGTTTGCCGCCGATCTGGGCTGGACCCCGTATCAGATCACGGTCACCACGGATCACACAGTGGATCATCCGCTGGACCTGTGGACCGCCGCCGGGTGGCAGCCACCCTCACCCACCACACCAACAGTCACCATCCTTGTCCCGGCTACCGTCCACGACGGCGACGTGCTCATACGCAGCGGCAACGAGGTCACCGGTATCCCACAGGAAACTTTCCAGGGCCCACCTGGCCCTCCCGGACCCATCGGCGCGACGGGGCAGCCATCCACTCTCACCGGGACAGGCCCGGGCCGTCCCGACATCATCTCGACACTGGACGCTTCGGGCCGGGCGTGGGTGCAATCAGCCCCTGTCGGTGCGCTGTGGGCCTCAACTGACGGCGCGGAGGTTGGGGCGTGGCAGTGGCAGCGGACACCGAAAAGCTGGCGCGTCACATACGGCATGACCCCGTTTATCAGCTTCCAGGACACCCTGCTAGCACTCCTCCGCAACTTCGGTTTTACAGTAGACCCGATTCCCGGCATGAGAAATGGTGTCGTGCGACATAATAACCTCATCATGCTGGATATTGGTATCGACATTAAATCCAAACCCGATAGGGGCGAAAATCTGGACATTAAAAGCGCTATAGGGTACGGGTGGATATGGAAGAGCATGAACATTAACAATGCCAATGGCGTTCTCATTGATTTTTCAACCGCAAGAATTCATTGGGCCAATGGCATTTATGTCCGCATATGGGATACTGGCCACGTCAAGATGTCGCGAGTATTTCTTGAGATGGACGAGAGCATGACATGGCCAACATCCCTGACCAATCCAAACGCCCCCACATGACAGGAGAACCCATGACTGACGATATACCCGCATTCCTTACCTGGCCCAACCTGACGCCTGACGACCTCGACTATGTCTCCGGGGCAGGTGGGGCCATCCTTGGCGAATGTGTCGCCCGCCTCGCCGACATCACCGTCTGAGGAACAGTCACACAAGCCGCCCTCGACCACATTGCGTGGCCGGGGGCGGCTTTTTTGCTATCTCCGCCACACGGTGACGGTGCCGGTGCCAACGAATGATGCTCCCTCGGGGCCGCGAATGAACGGGCCGACCCACTGCAGGCGGCGGCTGCGCTTGGGGCCGTAGGATTGGTGTGTCCAGTGTCCCCGCACCACATGACGGGTCGTCAACCGCCTGCCGGGGGCTTCTTTCTTGCTGACAGAATGATCACCTCGCACTCCGAGGCAGAATGCTACCCACCGTAGCAATTCGCTCACTCGCATTGAGCGTTTCGTACGGTTCTCGTACGGTCGCATACAGGAGCAGATGCATCACCCCTAGTCACAGGCGTACGTCGTACGCTCGCAATCTCCCACCAGGGGACGCTTGACTCCGACCCATTCCACATCATGCGGGCATGAAAAGAGCCGCCCCACTAGGTGCAACACCCACCGAAACAGCCCTGACAAGGTGGTCGGGGCGACAGGACTCGAACCTGCGGTCTCCTGCTCCCAAAGCAGGCGCGCTAGCCACTACGCTACGCCCCGTTGACCTGCCCAGCTTACTGGATTGGACGCCGTAGCGCGAATTGCCAAGAGCCCAAGCTCCCAGACAGCCCACAGCTCATGGTTTCCGGACAGTCCAGCCGGGTCCGTCCCGAACGTGGTCTCTCACACCCTGCGAGGCCTGACCAGCGGGAAGGCAATCGTCTCACGGATGGATGCCCCGGTGAGCATCATGACGAGCCGGTCCAGTCCCATGCCCATGCCCCCCGACGGGGGCATCGCATATTCCAGTGCCTCCAGGAAGTCCTCGTCGAGTTCCATCGCCTCGGGATCACCACCAGCGGCTCGCAACGACTGGGCAGTGAATCGTTCCCGCTGGATCACCGGGTCGACGAGCTCGGTGTAGGCCGTGGCCACCTCCGAGCCCAGGACGATGAGGTCCCACTTCTCGGCAAGCCGTGGATCGTCACGGTGCTGACGAGTCAGCGGAGAGACCTCGGTGGGAAAGTCACAGTAGAACGTCGGCTCGACGGTGGTGCGTTCGCTGAGGTGCTCGTGCAGCTCCAGTACGACGTCACCGCGGGAGGCGGACGGCTTGACGGGAATGCCGAGCTTCTTGGCGTGGGCGACGAGTTGCTCCCGGGACGTGTCGGCACTCACCTCCTCACCCAGCGCCTGCGACAGTGCCTCGTTGACGGTGACGACTCGCCACGGTGCGGCCAGGTCGAACTCGTGACGCTTTGCCTGCCGATCAACCCCGCGGACCATCGTCGTGCCCAGTGCTGCGGTGGCAGCACGACGAATCATCTGGGCAGTGAGTTCACGCATCTGGACATAATCACCATATGCCTGGTATGCCTCGAGCATGGTGAACTCCGGGTTGTGGGTGGCGTCGGCCCCTTCGTTGCGGAAATTGCGTCCGATCTCGAACACCCTGCCCACACCGCCGACCATGAGTCGCTTGAGGTACAGCTCCGGGGCAATACGCAGGTACAGATCGGTGTCGTAGGCATTGATGTGGGTGCGGAACGGCCGGGCATTCGCCCCGCCGTGAATGGTTTGCAGAATCGGGGTCTCGACCTCGAGGAAGTCATGGGAGAGCAAGGTCTCCCGTACTGCCCGAATCGCCCGGGACCGTGCCACGAGCTGATCGCGAGAGCTCGGGTTGACGATGAGGTCGAGGTAGCGGCGTCGTACCTTGGACTCGGGGTCCGTGAGACCGTCACGCCGGTTGGGCAGTGGACGCAGCGACTTGGCC